CGCCAAGACTCCAATATTGCCTTCGCATCGGCGTAGTAGATCGTACTCAATTTCTCTGATAAATTGGGACTTTCCCATACCACTGCCGCTTGTGATCGTGACCAACTCATAAGGTCTATGTCCCCTAGTTATATGATTGAGGCCCTCCCAAGGGTACGGGATGGACTTCACCTGTCTTTTCTCTACCAGAGTGTCCCATGTTTCAGTACCTGCCACAATGCCATCAGGTCGGTAAACTTTCGCATTCCACCATGCTTGCGTAAAGTCCTTAACCCTGTTAGCCATGAGCATGTCACTGGCGTCCTTCACAGGAAGTTTACAGATTCTTAGCTTGTTAGGACTAAAGAGGTCCTTAACTTGCTCCAGAGCCGCATCTCCTGCTTTGTCATTGTCGAAACAAATAACTATGTTTTCGTATGACTCAAGCCACTCTAGCTGTTCTTTAATTTCCTTGGCGGCATTACTAGCACCTGACCGTAGGGAAACCACGTCGTACTGTTTGTTAAACATCTCGTACACACTAAGTGCGTCGAGTTCTCCTTCGGTGATTGTGATGTACTTATTACCGCTACACTGCTGCTGTCCAAAGAAACCAGCACCGGACATGTCTCCGGTTGCGTGGAATCCTTTGGTTTTTACGTCACGCACCTTAGCTGCACACACTTCCCCTGACTCGCCGTTGTAGTAAGGGTAGTAATGCTTTTGAATCTCCCCTGTGCTGGAGTACTCAACGGTAACACCAAAGCGGCTACAGGTTTCCTGCGATAGTCTACGCTGGGGTATTGCCGCTACTACACCACCCATGTTCAGGGGTTTAGCTTTTGGTAGTTCTTGAGTCGTCATTGGTGTTTCACCGTCTCCAAATACATGGTAGTCACAACCGGAAGCAAAACAGTGCTGGCCTCCGTTGTCGTAAATAGCGAGAGCGTCCGAAGAACCACACTCCGGACAACTCTCGTGACGTACAAACTTAGAAGTCTGCGGCATCGCCCACAGCCATCTCAGCTTCCTCAAGGACTTTCACTGCTTCGAGATAGGTTGACACACCGTGTACTGGATGTGCTGGCCCAAGCTTGTACTTGAGACGTACCTTAGAATTGTAAGGAATCTCACCACCGTAAGGGTTACCGTCTTCGTCAAAGCTTTTTACGTCGTACTTAGATTTAAACTTACGTTGTTTAGCGCCTTGGTAGTCTTTGATCTTGACCCCCATTGCGGACAACGCCGAGGCGTCATCTTCAGTCATAGTAATGGTCAAAGAGTACTGACCAGTGTCCTGCCCATTGAATACGTCATGTTGGGTTAGGTTACTAAAGTTAACTACGCCTTCGATTGTTGCTGCTGTCATGGAATAATCTCCGTCATCGTTTCATGATTGCATTATTGCATATCATACTAATAGTATACACTAAATGAATTTACCTGTCAAAAAAGAATCTATGATCTGCACACAAGTGTACATTATGAACATCATAAACCCTATACCCCCAGCAGGACAGATCACATTGGCTTTCCACGGGTTGTCCCGTATCCACTGCTCTAACTGCTGTTCCGTCATCATAGTATGTTTACGTACTCCTGATTAATGATTGTCTGCACATGGACGTACCCGTCGGGCCAGTACGTGTAGGACTCTGCGAGCGCCTTGGCTGTCCTTCGTATTGACGCCTCGAAGTGCTCGTGCATCCCCAGTTCGTCCTTACAGTACCAAAAGGGTATGCGTAGGACTGGCTCCGCTGGCCCTCGTTCTTCATAGTACACAATGATTTCAGCGTCGTTGCCTATGGGTCCGTCGTTGCCAAAGTGCTTCGTGTGGCCGTTCTCTGGTTGTTTCACTGTTCACCCTCCGGTAGGTCGTCACTTGCTAAAAATAGGATCTTGTCAAGCACCACCCTAGGCATGACCACGTTCCCACGGTCGTCCAAAGAAATCTCTAGGTCCTTACGTAAAACAAAGGGTATACCACCCCAAGGGTCGGCCTTCATGATGTCATTGGTCACTGTGCGGGCTTGAGTGTAGCCTAAGCAGTAAATGGAGTAGTCACCCCCATCGACCACGTAGATACTCTTTTCGTCAATCAGCATAACTTAAGTTGCTCCTTAGGTTTAACTACTACTGTTTACTTCTTTAGTTTACTTCTTAGGTATATACCTTAGAAGAGGGTATCACAATCTTCGTCATTTGTAAATACCTCATTAGGGTAGTTTGTCACAAAAGTATCGTTATCTACTTCGACAGAGCCAGAAGCATGAATACAATAGTTGCACATATCAATAAAGTCACCGTTTGCGTCCTTCTTTGTTAGTTCAGTATCGTCTAAAATTACATTACAAGCTTTACAACGCATCTCGCCAGTACTCCCCATGTATCTCAATCATTAGTTTCTCTAGGTGTCTAGTGTTGAGCCTAGAGTATTTGCGTAAGCAGTCCATACGAAACATTTCAGTTTCAAATTCTACTATGTGTTCGACCATGGCCTGATCCATGGGGTCCTTTGTTGGACCTGAGTTGTCATCTAAAGCGCCACTGTCAGTAGCGTACTCGTCAATGGTCATTTCTTTTTCTCCTCTTTAAAAGTATATCCACCATAGCAAAAGTAAACTTGATACCCAAGACACAAACGACAGTCCAGCACAGTATATCAATGTACCCCACCATAAGCCCTTTGCATCCGTTGTATTAATTCATCTATCACTTTCTGTTCCTCCTCCTTCCAAGCTTCGGAATCATCAAGACCGTCGTAATGATCGGCTTCAAGGTCATCATAATAGCTATCGTGTGCAATCTCCCAAGATTCCCTAGGCATCGTTATCCCCTTTAATTACAATCCAAACTGCTCCAAGTATACAGCAAAACCAAAGTAAAAACAATACGCTTGTCTCCATCAGTCAAACCTCGCTACCTTTTGATTACCTTTGTTATCGGTAAGCCCTACGATTGCATAAGGATAAACCCAAAGGGTAAACCCAAGTTTATCAATACGTGCCAAAGGCTCAAGGGGATCGTCTTCATCACTGGACGATATATAAGTGCCCTTGTCGTCTACCGTACCCTCAAAGGGGTACACAAAGCCGCCATAATGATATAGGTCGTCCATCTTGTCTGCCACTGACTGTATGGATTGCCCTTCAATGTACAGTGATCGTTCGAAGAAGTGCGGAAGCAGTCCTAAGGCCTCAATGGATGTCCTATCGTCTAGCATTTCAACTATCATCGTTTAACTCTCCTTTTGCATGGTCCACGTCACAGTCGCATAGTATAGCGGCACCGTCGTACGTCTTATATATGCCCCATGATGGTTCGCTAGGGTAATCTGACACCCTTACCGCTGTCTTAGCAATCAAGGTGTCCTCGAAATACTTTCCGGTGATCTGGCACATGTAGAATGTTTTCATTTGTCCCGTTCCTTTTTATCAATGTAAATAAATAAGGGCGTGAGTATAACACAAACCCCAAGCAATAACACTACGTCGAACCATGGTTGCCATTGTTCTATCATCACGCCACCCTCGCTATTATATCCCGTTGATTCTTTTCCATGCTCTTACCGTGCCCAATGTAACACACAAGTGCGACATCCTTTGACCAGCATGCCCGACAAGGCCCGCATTTGCCCTCTCGTGAATAAGCTTCACAAACTAGGGCATCCCCTGGCACATTATCCAACGTCGCTATGGTGGACGTCTGAGGGCCTTTTACGGTGTCCCCCGTAATGCTGTCGGACGATAGGCGCACTACTACGTTCGGCAATGCTGACATTTCTGCCAACACTGAACCAAACTTTGAAAACTTATGCATGCGTGTCGGTAGCCAATGATTGCACCATGGTGTGCGCTTCATCACTTCCAAGATCTTAAACGCAAGGCGTACGTCGTATATGTCACCACTGTCGAACCATCGAAAGTACCGATCATTGTCTAATTCTGCCACCATGTCGTCGACCCATTCGGACCGCTTCCAGTCCTCACGATTGTGTTCTCTAGGGGCTTTGACGTTCTTGAATCGGTAGTTGCCCGTAGTGGCATAGCATCCCGAACAAGCGTCCACTAATGACCCGTCGGCTTTGCGTGAAGCTGGACAAGTGTCGAGCGCTTGCAGTGACCACGAGCGGCCCGGCATCTTTGAGGCCTTTGATAGTTTAATCATCGTTTTCTGACTCCGCTAAAATATCGTCCCAAACCTTAGCACATTCTGTGCATAGGTCAATGCGACACTTTGGATTGTCTAACCACTCCCCAACGTGGGCGTATGTATCGCCTTCAATGTTCTTAGGCGCACCACAAACGGTTTCGCCAGCGTAGTACCCTGTCAGTGTAATGTGTCGCATTCTGTCACCTCGCTTTTGTTTCTGGTACGCCGAAAGCCCCGCATAAGCGAGGCCCAAGGGTTGACCGGCTGTTACCGGTCGTCTATGGATACGTTCACTGGTCGTCCCTTCTTGTGCTCAATGTAGAGCGACCAAAGCCCACCGGTCAAATTGTGGTAGCACTCGCCTTGATTATAGCTGAAGGGCTTGCTTAGAATCTTACGCTTGCGGATGATGACTGAACGACCTAGGATTTTTGAACGTGTGATGTTTTCCATGATGCTTGCCCTCCTTGGGCTTTTGTTTGCCTTGGCTTGATTGCCTTGGCTTGAGTTCATAATGCCACAGTGAAACTTGAGTGCAACATTTATTTTGTGTGAATATTTACATTAATTATTTGTTGACTTCTTTTGTCGTCTTGTGTTACTCGCACGTGCACACGTTATGAAAGGCCCTGAGGGTTCAACATAGGTCCACACACTTGTCAACCCCAAATATGCAAAAACTCGAATAAACTTTAGTTGATGCCCTAGCATACCCCAAGGTTAAAACCCCGTGAGCGGCTTCTGAGGGCGTCTCAGGGCCATGTGGATAAACCTGTGGATAACTTAGGTTGACCCTGTGGAAAACCTGTGGATAACTCTGGTTGTGGATATCCTGTGGATAACTTATGCACAACTTATGCACAGCTTATGCACAACCTGTGGAAAACCTGTGGATAACTTGGGCCGGGGAGGGGCTTATGTTGGCAATTATTTTTACTGTAGCCACTTAGGCACAAAATAAGGTAAAATTAGAAAAATTAAGTAAAAATAAAAGCAATGTAACCTATTGTTTTTACTCAAGTTTCAATAGTCCCAGGAATTAACCTAAAAATGGCTTGACTTTCGTGTTAACTTATGTTATACTATAGTCATATTAAGGGATAATTTTTTTCATGACCACAGAAGTTAAAAAAAGAGGTCGTGGCAGACCCCGGAAGTCCGAAGTAGCCGCTGTAAAGCCCGGTAACAAGGGTGTAGTAGGCCGACCAAAGGGTGACGCAGCGATAATTAATGAGTACAAGGCTAGGATGTTGGCTAGTCCTAAGTCTCGTAAGGTCCTAGAGACTATTTTTGATGCTGCTTTGGACCATGACCATAAGAATCAGGCTGCTGCTTGGAAACTTGTGATGGACCGTATACTACCAGTGGGTGCCTTTGAGAAGGACGTAGTAAAAGACAACGGTAGAAACGCTATACAGATCAACATTAGTGGCGTAGGTACTGCAGAGGTATCAACACCAGAGATAATCGAAGGAGAAGTAGTAGATGAGTCTTAAACATTTTACTAGAGAAGAATTCGATTGTCAGGTCTCCGGAACCAACAACATGGAACAAGAGTTCCTAGAGAAGTTAGACGAGTTAAGGGCGTACTGTGGATTTCCTTTTGTGATTACTAGCGGATATAGACACCCGACACTACATCCAATAGAGTCAAGAAAAGATGTTCCCGGAACACACGCCCAAGGGATCGCAGCGGACATAAAAATAACAAACGCTGCTGATCGCCTTAAGCTTGTACATTCTGCTCTGTCTTTAGGGTTTACAGGTATCGGCGTTGCTTCTGACTTTATCCACGTTGACACCCGTGGTACAACACCTGTTATGTGGACATACTAATGTTATATACAAAGAACAAGAACCTGACAGACACTAGTACGCAAACAATTGTAACAATACCTAATGGTTATGTTGCACATTGGAACATGGCGTTTATTGCTAACTTGCATAACTCAACTAACGACATTACGCTGTTTGTAGACAAACCTAATCCTACTCCAGATGTATATATTTATAACGGTACTAACATATCGTCAAAAGAAAACTTACTGATTGATGGCAATGCAGTATTTGTTCTACAGCCGGGAGACGTTATTAAAGCAGCAGCAGGTAGTGCAGGTAACATCGAAGTAGTCGTTACGTTTGACTTGTTAGAAGCACCAGCGGTATTTAATAATTTCAATGGATCTTAATATAGAACTACTGCCTTGGCAACAAGATGTCTGGGCAGACGACACAAGATTTAAAATAGTAGCTGCTGGACGACGTACAGGCAAGTCTAGGTTAGCAGCATGGTTATTAATAGTTAACGCACTTCAGGCAGACAGAGGCCATGTATTTTACGTCGCACCTACTCAGGGACAAGCCAGAGACATCATGTGGCAAACCTTGCTTGAACTGGGACACCCTGTTATCGCTGGTAGTCACATTAATAATCTGCAAATTAAGCTTGTCAACGGTGCTACCATCAGCCTTAAAGGTGCCGACAGACCAGAAACAATGCGAGGTGTCAGCCTCAAGTTTCTAGTCATGGACGAATACGCTGACATGAAGCCAGAGGTCTTTGAGCAGATTTTGAGACCTGCCTTGGCTGACCAAAAGGGATGTGCAATGTTTATAGGCACACCTATGGGAAGGAACCATTTTTATGAGTTGTACAAATATGCGGAATTGGATGATGACCCTACGTACAAAGCTTGGCATTTTACATCTTACGATAATCCTTTACTTGACCCGTCAGAAATTGATATTGCTAAACGCAGTATGTCGAGTTATGCGTTCCGTCAAGAATTTATGGCGTCGTTTGAAGCTCGTGGGTCGGAAATGTTTAAAGAGGACTGGGTCTCTTTTAGCGAAGACGAACCTGAAATAGGAGACTACTACATTGCCGTTGACTTGGCAGGCTTTGAAGAAGTCAACAAAAAGAAAACTAAGAACTCCAAGCTTGACGACACAGCCATCGCCGTGGTTAAGGTCAATGAGCATGGTTGGTATGTTGACAATATCATATACGGTAGATGGTCACTTGACGAAACAGCAGCTAAGATATTTCAGGCCGTTAGAGATTACCGTCCCGTGTCGGTTGGAATCGAAAGAGGTATTGCTAAACAGGCTGTAATGTCTCCTCTGTTAGACATGCAAAAGAGATACGGTATGTTCTTTAGAGTAGAAGAGCTTACCCACGGTAACAAAAAGAAGACCGACAGAGTAATGTGGGCATTACAAGGTCGTTTCGAGAACGGCTACATTACATTAAACAAAGGTGAATGGAACAGTAGATTCTTGGATCAACTCTTTCAGTTTCCTGATCCTTTGACGCACGATGACTTGATTGACGCTTTGGCGTACATTGACCAACTGGCAAATGTAGCGTACGACTACGACTACGAAATTGAGGACCACGAAATCTTAGACGTGGTAGCAGGATACTAATATGGCAGAACTATACGAAGCAGACCCGTTGATGATTGAAGAATCTCTTGAAGACTGGGTTATTACTAAATGTGAAGATTGGAGGGATTACTACGAAAGCAATTATGAAGAAAGGTTTGAAGAATATTATAGATTATGGCGTGGTCAATGGGATCCTGCTGACAGCCAGCGTGGGTCTGAGCGTTCCCGTATTATTTCTCCTGCACTTCAACAGGCAGTTGAGTCTAATGTAGCAGAGCTAGAAGAAGCCACGTTTGGTCGTGGTAAGTGGTTTGACGTTAGTGACAACTTAGGAGACACTGAAAAGCAAGACGTGTTATTCCTTCGTAACAAACTGACGGAAGACTTTGAAGACTGTATGGTACGTAAGGCTGTAGCAGAGTGCCTTATTAACTCAGCAGTCTTTGGTGTAGGCATTGGCGAAATTGTAATTGAAGAAATGAAGGAGATGGCTCCTGCTACTCAGCCTGTAATGGGTGGGGATCTTCAGGCAGTTGGTGTAAACATTACTGAACGAGTAAAAGTTAAGCTTAAGCCTGTACTGCCTCAGAACTTCTTGATTGACCCTGTAGCAACCTCTGTAGAAGACGCTATGGGCGTAGCAGTAGACGAGTTTGTTAGTCGTCACCAAGTAGAACTCCTGCAAGAACAAGGCGTCTATCGTGACACTTATGTTGGTTCTGCTGCTCCTAATACTGATCTTGAGCCAGACCAAGACCTTACAATTTACAATGACGACAAAGTAAGACTTACTAAGTACTATGGTTTAGTGCCACGAGAGCTTCTAGATGACGCTGTAAGCGACGATGAAGAAAAGTTAGTAGAAGAAGAAGGGCCGGACTCAAAGTACGTAGAAGCTGTTGTAGTGATTGCTAATGGCGGTATCCTACTTAAAGCTGAAGCTAACCCTTACATGATGCAGGACCGGCCAGTAGTTGCGTTTCCTTGGGACGTAGTACCCGGACGTTTCTGGGGTCGTGGCGTATGTGAAAAAGGATACAACTCACAGAAGGCTTTAGATACTGAGCTACGAGCACGTATCGACGCTTTAAGCCTAACTATCCATCCTATGATGGCTATGGACGCTACACGTTTACCAAGAGGCGCTAAACCTGAAGTACGTCCCGGTAAGATAATTTTAACGAGCGGAGATCCCCGTGAAGTTCTTCAACCCTTTAACTTTGGTCAAGTCAATCAAATTACTTTTGCTCAAGCTGGAGCCTTGCAACAAATGGTACAGCAAGCAACAGGAGCCGTTGACTCAGCAGGAATCGCTGGTAGTGTTAACGGCGAGGCTACTGCCGCTGGCATTAGTATGTCTCTTGGCGCTATTATTAAACGTCATAAACGGACACTGATTAACTTCCAGCAGTCTTTCTTGATTCCTTTTGTTAAGAAAGCAGCTTATCGTTACATGCAGTTTGATCCTGAGAACTACCCTGTAGCTGACTACAAGTTCAACGCAAGTTCTACTTTGGGTATTATTGCTCGTGAGTACGAAGTAACACAGCTTGTACAGTTGTTACAGACCATGGATCGACAGTCACCGTTGTACAACACACTGATCCAAAGCATCATTGACAACATGAACTTGTCTAACCGTGAAGAACTCATTGCGGCCATGCAACAAGCTATGCAGCCTAATCCTCAAGCACAACAGATGCAACAACAGACACAACAGTTGCAAATGCAGTTCCAGCAGTCACAAACTGCAGCACTGTCTGCTCAGGCTCAAGAGTCACAAGCTAGGGCTACTAAGCTGGCAGCAGAAGCAGCAGTTGTTCCTCAAGAACTTGAGATTGACAAGATCAACGCTATTACACGTAACCTAAAAGAAGGTGACCAAGACGACAGAGAGTTTGAGCGTCGTATGCGTGTAGCAGAAACACTGCTTAAAGAACGTGAAGTAAAAGCTAGGGAGCAAGGTAACCAACAGGTAGAAAAACGTGGCGAAGAAACACGTCAGGCTGAACAAATGTTGATGCAACGTCTTAATCAAGAATGAACGTGGACCTAAAACTTACAGCCCTCTACGATAAACTACTGTCTAAGATACAGGCAGTAGAAGCTATCCGTGGTGAAAAGGGAGATAAGGGTGATCCCGGACCTACAGGTGAAAAAGGACCTAAAGGTGACAAGGGTGATACGGGTGTAGGTAAAGATGGTAAGGACGGTGTTAACGGCAAGGACGGAGCAGACGGCTCTGATGGGGAAGACGGAGTAGGCGTTCAGGACGCCACAGTGGACTTTGACGGGCATTTAGTGTTGACCCTTACCAACGGTGAGGAAGTAGACGCAGGCTCTGTGAAGGACATTAACGAGGCTCAGGCACCCAATGTGTACAACATCTCTATGGGTAGCATGGCCAGTCGTGCAGATCTTAAGAATGCTAACGCTAGGATTATCACTGCTAACCACACAACAGGTGGATCTGAGATCCTAAAGGTTACCTCTGGTGTTGTTATCAACCTTAGAGAGCATCCGCAGGACCGTGAGACAGTTATTGTCAACTGCCGTACTGATGATCGAATAGACATTGTAGGTGAAATCAACATTGTCAATATGTCTTACTACGACGTAGCTAAGTACAACATTAATGAGTATGGCGCTCGTAGTATTATTGTTGAACAAGACGACACAACATTGCACTTGGTGTACATCCAAGAATTCAAAGAGTGGTTGGCAATCTAATGAGTTACATACCACAATCAAGAGCAGACTTAGGTATAGCGCAGGCGTATGAGGTTTCAGGAAGTCATACTACTTCTGGGACTGAGATACTACGGTGCAGTGCTGACGTAGACATAGTGTTAAACCCAACGCCTAAAGATCGTGAAACGGTAATGGTAAAGCTGACTACAGCCAACACCGTGAATATCATAGGTGACATTAACATTACGTCTTCTTCTTCTTTCTTTAACATCGCCCAGTACAACATAGATGAGTACGGCGGAACAACGGTAACAATCAACACACCAGACACCACGGTTATACTGATATATGTCCGTAAGTTTGGAGAATGGTTCCCTTATAACTAAGGATAAAACATGTTAACAAACACTGAGTTTCAAATGTTTCTAGACAGGATGCAACAAATGGTAAGTCCTTTGGAAGCGCAAGTACAAGAGCTAACAAAGCAAGTAGAGGAATTACAAAATGCCAAAGTCCAAGGACCCAAAACTAACACGAGCGGGCGTAAGCGGGTACAACAAACCAAAAAGGACGCCTAGTCACCCTACGAAGAAGTTTGTAGTAGTAGCTAAGGAAGGCGACAAGACTAAGACTATTCGTTTTGGTGACGCTAAAATGACTATTAAGAAAGACCAACCTGCACGTCGTAAGTCGTTCAGGGCACGTCACAAGTGTGACACAAACCCACCTAGTAAACTAACGGCACGATACTGGTCGTGTAAGAAGTGGTGATAATATGAAAGTCAATGCACCTAAAGGCCATCACTGGATGAAAAGTGGTAAAGGTTACAAGCTGATGAAAGACCCTGCAGACGGCTACAAGCCACACAAGGGTGCTTCTAAGTCAGCTAACTTTGAAGTCCAAAAAGTCCACAAAAAGTAAGGAGGCTACCATGCCAAACTGTTCAGGTAAGCGAAAGAAGAAAGGCAAGAGCAAACCCAAGGGGTACTAAACATGCCTAAAGCTAAAACTAAGAAAGCTAACGACGCTTGTGCAAAGAAGGTCAAGTCCAGATACAAGGTCTGGCCTTCTGCATACGCCTCTGGTGCTGTAGCTAAATGCCGTAAAGTCGGCGCTAAGAACTGGGGTAACAAAAGTGGCCGTAAGAAAAAGTAAGAAAGGTGCTGCCCTCAAGAAGTGGTTTAAGGAGGAGTGGGTAGACGTTAAGACAGGTAAACCCTGTGGACGCAAGTCTGCTAAGAAGGGTGAGTCTAAGCGTCCCTACCCCTCTTGTAGACCTAAAGCAGTCGCAGCTAAGATGACAAAAGCTGAGAAGGCTTCTTCTGCTAGACGCAAAACAGGGCCTGCTAAAATCAAACATGCTGTCACAGCTTCAGGCAAACGTAGGAAATCTACAAGAAAAGCTTGACATCTGTATAAAAGTGTGCTATAATAAAACTATAGTTAAACAACTTTAGAGAAACTTATGACACCTGAGCTTGAAACCTACTTCGACAACTACAACGAACTCTTCAATCACGAAGGTTTCAAACAACTCCTACAAGAGTTATCTAACAATGCACAACAGTTAGCAGACATACAGACTGTAAAAGACGTAGAAGAACTCTTCTATCGTAAAGGTCAAGTTGCTGCTCTAGCCACTGTAATTAATCTTCAGGGTACTATAGAAGCTGCCAGAGAGCAAGCTGAAGTAGAAGAAGAAGGCCCTGTAGATGTATAAAATTTATGACTTCCGTTGTACTAACGGACATGTCTTTGAAGCATTTGTAAAGGACGGTACTACAACCAGTAGGTGCGGTTGTGGTGCTAACGCTACAAAAATGGTATCTGCCCCGTCTTTCCACCTTAATGGTTCCGATGGTTCATTCCCCGGAGCGCACATGAAATGGGTTAGGGAACACGAAAAAGCAGGTAGAAAATAAACATCTCCACAATGATTATAATCACGGAGTTTAATAATGTCAAGAGCAATGATTGTAGATCCACAACCTGAAGAGGAAAACGTGGACGAGATCGAAACCAACGAAGTTAACGAGATTCAACAAGAAGCGGAAGTAGAAGTTGAGCAACCTCAAGAAGAAACAAGCTTACCAGATAAGTACCAAGGTAAGTCTTTAGAAGATATAGTTAAGATGCACCAAGAAGCTGAAAAGCTACTGGGTCGTCAGTCTTCTGAAGTAGGTGAACTTCGTAAAGTCGTGGATGATTACATTAGTAGTCAAACACAATCAGCACCTCAACCACAACATGTTGAGCCTGAAGACGATATAGACTATTTTACAGATCCTCAAGGTGCCGTAAATCGTGCAATTGAGAATCATCCTAAGATACGTGAAGCAGAACAGTACACGGCAGACTATAAGAAACAGTCTACTTTGGCTGCTCTAAACAACAAGCATCCAGATATGCAGCAAATTCTTAGTGATCCTAAGTTTGCTGAATGGATCAAAGCTTCCAAGATTAGGACTCAGTTATTTGTAGCAGCTGACCAACAGTACGACGCTGACTCTGCTGACGAACTGTTTACACTCTGGAAAGAACGTAAAACAGTAGCACAGCAAACTGCCAAGGTTGAAAAGCAGGCACGTAAGCAGACACTCAAGGCAGCTAATACAGGTAATGCACGAGGCAGCGCCGAAGGGACACGTAAGAAAGTATATCGCAGGGCCGACATTATTAAACTAATGAGAACTGACCCCGAGCGTTACCAATCATTGTCAGAAGAGATACTGACAGCATACGCAGAGGGTCGTGTAAAGTAATCTAGGAGATTATCATGGCTACTGTACCATATCCCGGCGCCACCGGAATTACCGGCAAAACTGAAGCAGGAACTTTCATCCCAGAAATCTGGAGCGATGAGATCATTGCTGCTTACCAGAAGAACCTCAAGATGGTTCCTCTTGTAAAGAAGCTTGGCATGACAGGCAAGAAGGGCGACAAGCTCCACATCCCTAAGCCTACTCGTGCAGACGCAAGCGTCAAGGCTGAGAACGCTGCTGTTAACATCATTGCTAACACAGAGAGCGAAATCCAAGTAGACGTTAACCGTCACTTTGAATACTCACGTCTGATCGAAGACATTGTTGAAGTACAAGCACTTAACAGCCTCCGTCAGTTCTACACTGAAGATGCTGGTTACGCTCTTGCTACTAAGATCGACACTGACCTTCACGCTGTTGCTACTGGCTTCGGTGACGGAACAATGACTCTGTCTCCAACTGCTACTAGCTACCAGAACAGTGCTGCTTTCTTCAACAACAACGGCACTACTACTGCGTTTACTGGACAAGCACTCCCAGCTAACACTGAGTTCAGCGACGGATTCTTCCGTGACATGATCCAGAAGCTTGATGACAACAACGTACCTATGGAAGATCGTTGCCTTGTTATTCCTCCTTCTGCTCGTAACTCAATCATGGGTATCGACCGTTACGTGTCTTCTGACTTCGTATCTGGTCAAGGCGTTCAGTCTGGCCTCATCGGTAACCTCTACGGTGTAGACGTATACGTGTCTAACAACTGTGCAACTATTGCTTCAGGCAAGCGTGCTGCTCTGTTGTTCCACCGTGACGCTGTAGTCCTTGCAGAGCAAATGTCTGTACGTTCACAGACTCAGTACAAGCAGGAGTACCTCTCAACTCTGTACACTGCTGACTGCCTCTACGGTGTCCAAGCATACCGTCCAGAAGCTGGTTTCATTCTGGCTGTCCCAGCCTAAGAAACTCTTGGGGGTCTTTATGGCCCCCTTCTTCTTTTTTGATTTAGCTAGGCAAGAGGAAACTTAGCCATGTCCAACTACACAAAGACCACTGACTTTGAAGCAAAGGATTCCTTGCCGTCTGGTGACTCAGGTAAGATCATCCGTGGCTCAGAGTTTGAAACAGAATTTGACAACATCGCAACAGCGATTGCCTCTAAGTCAGACGCAAATAACCCAACATTCACAGGCACCGTTACTATTGACGGGCTTACTGTCAACGGCAATACAGTTCTAGGCAACGCCGCTACAGACACTGTAACCGTTACGGCAGACATTGCTTCTAACCTTCTCCCTTCTGCTGACGACACCTATAACTTAGGCGCAGTCGGCGCAGAGTGGAATGATCTCTTTATTGATGGCGTAGCCAACATTGACAGCCTTGTGGCCGATACTGCTGACATTAACGGCGGTACTATTGATGGTGTAACCATTGGTGGTTCTTCTGCTGGTGCAGGTACGTTTACGTCTATTACCACTACAGGTGACGTGTCTTTTGGCGACAACGACAAGGCCGTTTTTGGTGCTGGCTCTGATCTACAGCTCTATCATGATGGTAGCAATAGCCATATTAAAGATGCAGGATCTGGCGGATTACGTTTATCAACAAACCAATTTAGAGTTTATAACGCGGCTACAGATGAGTTGAGTATAAACGCAGTTGAAAACGGTACTGTAGAGCTTTATTACGATAATGCTAAGAAACTTGAAACAACCTCCACAGGCATCGACGTTACTGGCACAGTGACTGCTGATGGCTTGACTGTTTACAAGTCAGGCAGTGGTGATGCTGAAGTTGTTATTAGACCTTCAGATTCTTCTGGTGACCCTGTTTTAAAATTAAAAGAGAATTCAGCGTCCACAAGACTTACTATACGATCAGATGAAAGTGATGGAGCTAAAGTCAAGTTCCAGACAGGTAATACAGGGGTTACACGATTAGCCTTTGGTCAATCAGGCGACATCAGTTTCTACGAAGACACTGGCACGACTGCGAAGTTCCACTGGGATGCCGCTGATGAGCGGTTGGGTCTGGGTACTAGTTCGCCTAGTTCTGCGTTAGAAGTAGCCGACTCTGATGTTGAGCTTCGTATTACTGACACACGTAATCAATCTTTCACTGCGGGTGACACTATTGCGTCACTTGGCTTCTACTCTGACGACACGTCAGGTAACTCAGGCGGGGCTAACAATCTTCCGAGAGGCGCTATTGACGTTGTAACTACAAATACCTTTGGTTCTATACATGACATGGTGTTTAGAACACGTGGTGATGAGGCGGCTACGGCGTCTGAGAAAGTTCGTATTACAAACAACGGCAACGTAGGTATTGGTACTAGCAGTCCGTCTACCATCTTACACGCCAAAAGTGCTTCGCCAGGGTTATTGCTTCAAGATAGCAGTCAAACAGGCCGCCAAACTCAGCTTACACAAGCCGCTGGTATTGCCAAGATTCGCTCAAGAAACAATGCAAGCAACGGGCAAATTGTATTTGAAGGATATACCGCAAGCACTACTTCAGAGTACATGCGCATCACCTCCGACGGCA